ATCCTTTCATGCCCCTTCATCACAACATGCCTTGGGCCAAATCCCATGCCCCTCAATGTTCTGACAATCCTCCTTGAGTTCAATAAGAAAAATGATGTGTCAGGCACTATGAACCTAATCACATCTTTGTCATGAACATCAACAACTATGAAATAGCCACCAGCGATAGATATTTCCAACTTCCCCTCACCTGTCCATGACACGCCATCTGGAGTCCACGTTTCTTTTTGAGCAGATATGAAGAAACACAGGGTGCTTTTTCCTGTCATCTCTAAGAGTGTCAAATAATTTGTTTCTTGATCCCTCATCGCATACAAATCCTTTCTCGGCAATTTAATTGGTAGATGTTCATTTGAATACTTCACTTCATCTGACCTTAGTAACCTCGTGCTATCAAGTCTCTTCAAAGTGTCCTCAATCAACGCCTGCTTCACAGCATGTAGAAATATCATCATTTTGCCAAATCTGGGTTTTTGTCTGTTTAGTATCATTGAGCGGTTGTTTGTGGTTAGGTTTTCCAACTTGTCAACATGCTTAGTGCCCCAATTTTCAAGCATCTTCCTCATGCCTCGTGAAGGAACAGAAGGAGCTAGTAAAATCATGGTCAAGTCCCTCTCAGCTGCCTCAATCTCTGTGTCAGGTAGTGAAAACGTCCGCGCCGAGCTCAGTGAGTACCTTGGCAGATAAGCAAGCCTCGCTAAGTTAGCCACTGTTTCAATAGGAGACCCTTGTTTAACTGGGGCGATGTACTTAGATGTTCTTTCCACATATCTTTGAGAGTTGACATAATCCATCAATGATATTTTATTAGGAAATCCACCCATGAGCACACATGCCTCAATCTTTGTGTTCAACCAAGGGAAAATTTTCCTGTAATTCATCCATGCGCTATAAAGCGCTGAGTCTGATGCTATGTGTGATGTGTCCATTGCAAAGACAAATTTCTTCATGACGTCACCCAATGACACTGATGCCATGATTGATGACTTTGGCATGCTGATGGAACCCATGACTTTCGCAAGCTCCCTGATCTTCACCATGTAAGTTGGCACGTTCTTCTCGACGGGGTTGATTGTGTTGAGAACACCTTCAATCTCATCATAAAATGGGAAATTTGGATAAATCATGCTAAAGAACAATGACTTTTCAATTGTTGGTTCTGGCACTTGTGTCTTCAGATATGCCATCACCCCAAGAAGGGAATATTTCAAAATTTTCTTGTCACCAGGATTGCTGAATGTCTCTGACACGGTGAGCCTCAGTGTGATGCATTTAGCTTGTAAAACATAAGCTGCAGATGCGTATATCTGAGCACCAACTTTAAATTGAAAAGAATCTGCAGAGCTCGGGGTGTAAGCCTTCTTCCCAATCTTAGACATTGCCTGCTCAACTGTGTTTGTATGCATTAACAACCACTCAGGATGGGCTTCTAACAAGTCACGCCAAGTCTCAGCAGCCATTCCTCTCTCAGCAAGATCCTCTAGGAACAGCTTATACTTTGCTGAACTTCCTGTCAATAAGATCACTGACGCAGTGAGTTGTGGTTTTGTATCACGCATGTCATCCACTGCCTTCTTCATTAATAAGTGCTCCAATCTGTAGGCTTTGTCATTAACTGATAACAATTTGTAATGAACCATGTCAAAACCCATCAAGCCAGCCAATAAATCAGGTTGGTAAAGAAATAGCCCTAGAGATGGGTGTGGCAAATCCTGCAAACTTAAAGCATAGTATGGAAATAACTGATGTACTTTCATGCCAAAACACGAGTAATGCGCCCTTGCCTGCAACTCCTGACAAAAGGCAGCCAAGAAAAAACAACCGCCTGCTTCAACCACTTGTTTCAATAAGTTTGAGGAACTCTCTTGCCTACCAATCAGAGTTGCTACTGGTTTGGCTCGACATGCTGCATATATGAACTTTGTCACAGGTGAGTACACAGTGTTCATAATGTACCAAACTGAGTTAAACTCTTCATACGCATTCACACAATATGTGGTGCTCTTCTCAAAACTCTGCCTTGCGCACATTAAAGGATATGATGAGGCCTTCAAGTAACTCATCAAACCCAATACAACATGAAACTTGCGCTTGTCTTTTTCTTGTACTGTTTTCTTTGTGACAATTGTCAATGTTAGAGCACTGTCATCAGAAGATACCTTAAAAGTTTGTACAAGGCTAACTTCTCCAACATACTCATCTGGCAACAAACCCAAAAGGTACTCATTGGCCTCCATTATCAACAAAGCATGGCAAGCGTGCAACAAACTTGACGTATAGTGTAAAATCCCCTGCATCATGTTAGATTTGTTCTTCAGAAATATTCCTCCTGGACAATCAACAAGGTTATCTGTGCTCATCCCTAAGTATTCTAGCACATACTCATTGAGAGCATCAGATGTCATGGATTTCACAGGGGCGCCAGTGTTTTTGTGACTTGTCTCAATCAAAAGCAACATTTGGCTGGCCATCTCGATTCGCTTGGTAGCAACTGTGTTAAGTATCCTGCAAACAGTCCAATATATTGGTCTTGGAACTAAATGATGTAACATTGTGCTAAAGGCTGGCATGATAAATTGTTGAGCCCAGGTTTGTGCGTCATCAGAATTGTGAACTGTGTAATGCTCCACTGGATCTCTGGCATGCACATTACCAAAATGCTCTCTCATCTTATTGTATTTTGACTCCCCTTTAGTCAACATCTCATGAGGAAACTCACGGCACAACATTCTTGTGATTGTCTCCACAAAGTTGATTCCCAGGCGACTATAAAAGCACAGTACAAATATTTCTCTCACACCTCCAAGTTGTAACTTCTTAAAGATGTCAGACAACACACCACCCTGTAATTCCAAAATATCAACAACATCATGAATTCTGAACAATGGCATGTGAAGTAGATCCTTTGTCTTCACAGACCTCTTATCAGGCAAACCTTCCAGCAAGAGGTTCAACATGTTCTTGATGCACTTGGTTCTTCGGTTCATGTTTCTCCTTGATGATGACATCTTAACCTTCCCCTTTCTGCTTTTGCCGACTATTTCCTGAGCCACATCGAAGGTTTTAGTTTTGTAATTCACAACACATGGGTGCGGTTCGTTAGGTGGATTGAAGTGCCTTGTTGGTAAGCCAGAATCAACTTCACCAATTATCTCGTCAAACACTGTTGATGACTTGAAGGTCGCATAGTCTTCCGCTGTTTTTCTGTACATCTGTAATGATAAGTGTTTCTCGAACCATTTCTTGTAATCCTTGTCATCACGAATCCCTCTCTTTGCCATGATGAATTCTTTGCCACGCAAACCTGACAACAATAACCAGTCTCGACCAAAATGATGTTCTTTGAG